TCACAGGTCTATATCAACCTCAAAGCTGGATTTAAACTCAACAATCACCTTGTCATCGAAGATCGTTATCTTCTCTATAAGCCTTCTGACGAGCTGCTCATCGTACTCCTGTAGTTCACCCGTCTGCTCGTTTAGGAACTCAGTCATTTCTTCAATACGCTGTCTCTTGCCTTGGCGCTCAGCATTTTGCACTTGGGTATTTTGCTTTAAATCCCGCAATCGGTAAATCTCATCAGCTACGGTGTTATAGTCAGCCTTGGAATTTGCTAGATTTAAAAGTTCTTTTTGTAATTCTTCCAGCCTCTCATCAAAATCATCGGTGGCTTTGTCGTCCTCCTCATTAAGTACGGTAGCAATGTTCACTTGCAAAGTTTCAAGGAAGGTATTCTTACTGCAAAGCGTTTCGTTAATTGCTTTGACAACTGCATTTTGGAGAGTTTCTTCATTTACCGTTGGTGAACAGCAATCTGAGCCTTTCTCCTCAAGGCGGCTGACACATCGCCAGACTATGGACCTGCATCCTCGATTGTTCCAATGCACCCTCCTGTAGATCTCTCCACACTCACTGCAATAAACAATGCTGGATAACGCATATCTGCTGCTATAGACTCGCTTCTTGCCATTCTTCCCCATATAGAGGTTTGCCCGTCGTACAAACTCTTCCTGCACCTGCATGAAAATTTCACGCGGGATTATGGGCTCATGGCTGTTCTCGACATAATACTGCGGAACAATGCCATTGTTGACCACACGCTTCTTTGATAGAAAGTCGACGGTATAGGTCTTCTGCAGCAGGGCGTCCCCGATATACTTCTCATTTTGCAAAATTTTCTTAAGTGTCTCCGGTCTCCACTTCGCTTTATTTGCCGCTGTTAGGATTCCGTCAGCTTCCAAACTACGTGCTATTTGCAAAAGGCTTGCACCCTCAATATACTCGCGATAGATCCGCTTAACCACTTCTGCTTCTTCCCGGACTATAACCAGGCGCTTATTCTCTTTGGTATAGCCTAAGAACCGGTTGTGATTAATTTGGACCTCACCTTGCTGGTAGCGATACTGAATTCCAAGCTTTACGTTCTGGCTGAGCGATTGACTTTCCTGTTGAGCTAAGGATGCCATTATGGTGAGCATAACCTCACCCTTGGAGTCCATTGTATTGATATTCTCTTTCTCGAAAAACACAGGAATATTCTTGTCTTTGAGCTGTCTAATGAATTTTAAACAATCCAGGGTGTTTCGAGCAAAGCGACTGATGGATTTGGTAATAATCATGTCGATTTTACCTTCCATGCAGTCCTCAATCATGCGGTTGAACTCATCACGCTTCTTTGTATTGGTTCCTGTGATTCCGTCATCAGCATAGATCCCTGCCAGTTCCCATTCCGTGTTGCTCTGAATGTAGTTCGTGTAATGCTCGATTTGGACTTCGTAGCTTGTTGCCTGCTCATCGCTGTCAGTAGAAACACGGCAGTAAGCAGCAACCTTAAGTTTTGGTTTTTCATCAGTATTTACATTATTGCCTACTCGTGCACGCGCCGGTATCACCGTAACACTTCGATTATCCGCCATCCGCAATCACCTCGCTTTCAATTAAACTGTAGGCATATTCGGCTTGTTGAAAGGGATCATCATAAAGATGCTGTGCTGCTGGAGCATTATAACGAAGTTTTGGAATAACCGATTTTGGAATCTCCTGTTCACGAATTCTTCCAAGCATCTGAGCCCGCCTCAGTTTTTCTGCATCGACATGTTTGATCATTTCATCGTTTATTATTTGTGGGTAGAAGTCATCACCAAGGTATCTCTTATTTGTAAGAATCCTGGAAATTGATGCATGACAGCGCTTGATACCAGCCTTTTCTGCAGCATCTGCTAAAGAGAGTCCGGAAAGATATAATTGAAACAAGTCCCTTATTTGTGTTGCTGCTTTTTCATCAATAATCGCCTTACCGTTTTTGATGATGTATCCGAATGGTATGTGGTTCACCTATCTCACCATCCTTTCCTTAAGAGTGATACCGCATTTCATCTTGAAGCCTATTTCGACTTGTGAATATACAACGATTCTTTCTACATAGCGTTCAAAAAGAGTTTCCACGAAGCTATCAATCGGCTCTGCCTTTGAAACATGCTTTAAAAGCTGTTCAACTTCAGTGGTAACAGTCATTTCACCATTCACCGATCGAGAAATGGCTTCTTTTTGTTCCTTTAGCAGAGCGGCTTCCTTTCGGAGCTCATTGTTCTGTGCATTGAATATGGCAGGCTCTAAATAGCCTTTGGTCATTAGTCCAATCAGCACTTGGTTCCGCTCCGCATTCTCCTCTATCCTCGATTCAAGCGTCTGGATTTCAATAAGGTTATCTGAGTAGTTTACAGCTTTTAAACTCTGCAGCAGTGGCTTTAGAATAAACTTATGACCGAAAATCAACTTATTGATCATTGTTATAAATGCCTGTTGAATAACATCATCTCTAATGGATCGCATTGAACATCCTGAAATGTCGTAGATGTGTTTAGAACAACACCAGGCAATATATTTGTTATTTCCATTACCTTGTATCCTTCTTTTGAAGGTACTGCCGCACTCGGAACACTTTATTTTTCCCGATAGCGTATAACGATTTTGGTACTTGCTGTTCCCCTTTTCTATCCCTTTTTCTTTTCCCCGCTGATTCAACAACTTACCTACAGCTTCGAATTCTTCGTGGCTAATGATTGCTTCATGATGCTTCTTTATTAGGTATTGATCCTTCTCACCGTAGTTATAATGCCTGTTGAAATGCTCATCAGTATAAGTCTTTTGTAAAATCACGTCTCCGGTGTATCTCTCGTTGCATAAAATACCGCGAACCGTGGTGGCCGTCCAGTTTGCTTTTCTTCTTGATGGTATGCCATCATTTTTCAGACCATCAGCGATTTTATGAGTTCCTTTGCCAGATAAGGCTTCTGCAAAAATGCGCTTCACAATTGCTGCCAGCTCTTCGTTCACAACCATCTCTCCATCCAAATAATCGTAACCATAGGGTGGATAGGAGAGTTTATATGTCCCATTCTGAAAACGCTTCTGTATTGACCATTTGTTGTTTTCAGAAATAGAAATCGACTCACTTTCAGCCAGGCTGCTCAGGATCGTCAGCATCAGTTCACTGTCCATCGATTGTGTATTGATGTTTTCTTTTTCAAAGTATATGAAGACTCCGAGGTCGGTCAGCTTACGAACTAGCTCAAGACAATCTGTTGTATTTCTGGCAAACCTGCTGATTGACTTGGTTACTATGAAATCAATCTTCCTCTGTTCACAGTCTTTCAGCATTCTCAATAATTCAGTGCGCTTTTCCTTTTTGGTGCCTGTAATTCCCGCATCATAGTAAATCCCTGCGAGCTCCCATTCCGGATTTGCTTTTATGAAGGATTCATAATGTGTCTTTTGAGCTTCAAGGCTGACTAATTGTTCATCACTATCTGTTGAAACTCGGCAATAGGCTGCAACTCTCAGCTTAGGTTTTGCAGCTATTAATTCTTCCGATATTTTCGTTACTTTTCTCACCATTCTCACCTCCTTCAGGTATGTGACATATTACCTCTGAGTTCCCACTATATCAAGGTATTTAAGGCATTAGCTGTGCATATAAAGGTGAGAAAATCTGCCGGTTTAGCTTATTGATTTTGTCGAATTCATCCTCAGAAATCAGACCCATTTTCACCATCTTCCGAAGTATATTTTCTGCTCTCCAGTAGTCTAATTCACTCTGGAACTCGTCAGGTGTTAGCGGTCTGCGTTTTGAAATGGCATTAGTATTTGATCCGTCTGTAATTTTTGTGACTTGCATATAGGTTGACCTCCTCTTTTGCAGGAAACCATCCTGCACCTATATGCAAAAAACCGAGATAATTCGAACCCCATTTTCAAACATAAAAAAATAGCCTGGAGAGCTTTGACACTCCTCAGGCCACGTTTCAAAATCAATCGTATTTTATGTAGGCATCAGTAAATCCCGCTTTTTTTGCTTTCGCAAGCTGTTCTTCTGCATTTGACTTGACGGAATATGCTCCAATTTGAACACGATAATAATGAGTTGAACTATTGGTTTCCACTTTTGCTGTCTTATAAGCAATGCCGAAATATTTCAACACACCCTTAGCAAGAGCTATTCCTATCAATTCTATATTGCTGACTATCCATGCGGCATCTTCTGCATTGTCGTGGAAAGCTATCTCCACTAAAGCTGCCGGAGCATTCGTATTCCGAAGCTCATAAAAACTCGGATTGAACTTTACACCTCGATCCGATGTTGGTGTGAGCGGTTCAATTTCTGAATAAATTTCCTTAGCAGCCTTTTCACCTTCTCCGCCTGCAGCATAAGCAAAGACCTCACCGCCCCTTCCTCCTCCAGCATTACTATGAATGGCAAAATGCAGATCTGGTTTAACTCTATTGCTGTCATTCACCACCTGTCCCAAGCTCCACTCTGGCCTGTTCCTATAAACATCCACACCATGATTCTGAAGCACTTTTTGTGTGACGTCAGCTATTTCATTCATTCTTGTTTCCTCAACTCCATAGCTTCCATAGCCCTGGTTATGCTCCTGAGTTGATGGACTTAAATATATTGATTTACCCATTATGCTTTTTCCTCCTTATTCAGCTGTTCTAAAACTGTCTTGAGTTTCTCTGGAATCGGCAGCCCGATTTTGGCTGTATTTTCTAAAATGCTGATCCCTTCATTGGACAAATAGAAGAAGATTACCGCAGTGCGGATGGCACTACCGGTCCTTATAAGCTCTGCATCAATAATGTGTGCTACCGCAACCAAAGAGAAAATCAGTACCTTCTTGAAGATCCCTCTGAAACCAACCTCACTAGATAGCTTCTTTTCGATGACTGCCACCATAATTCCCGTTAAATAATCAATGACGACAAAGGCGATCAAGGCATAAAGGAACCCGTCAAGGCCACCTAAGAAATAACCGATATAACCACCTACCGCAGCGATGACAATCTGGATTGTGTTGATAATGTCTTTCATACATTAATCCTCCTCGGTTTAAAATAAAAATAGAGCCATTTGGCTCAATAAAATTTGATTGATTTACTTCATTTAAACTTCTATTAGCATTCCAAATGCATATGGAGAAGTTCCGACAGCTACTTCCCAAACAGCACCGTTTGCTGGTGTACCAGCAAGTCGCAGGTATCCGTTTGCTCCAGTCAATATGGTGTCCCTAACATAAGTGCTTGAACAAGCTCCAAGAGTTGTCCCACTTTGTAAAACTGCCGCCAAAGCATAGTAGTGGCCCGCTTTCAATGTAACTGGCGTAGATAACTTGGCAATATAGTTCTTTTTACCAGTCATCATGATACTCGAGGACTCTACTATCGCACTTCCGATTTGGGCATTAGCTGATGACAATTCATAAATAGCAAATTTGATATCTCTACCCGTATCCTCCAGCACAGCTGAAATTCCTTTTACAATAACATCTGTCTCCGGTGTTAAATATACTCCTTTTGACATTTGTGTTGCGGTACTCTTGCTAGGATTCCCTGTCCAGAAATTGAACCACTGATTGCTGCTTATCGTAGCACTTGCTGCAATTGTAAAGGTCTTATTTGCATCATCCTGAACAATAGAAATATTGTTTCCAGCTGCAAGAGTAATCACTCCAGTCAACTCATTTCCTCCAGCTTTTTTGAGACTGGCTACCCTCGCAATTCCGCTATGCAAATCAGCCGCATGTCTTTCTTGATTGTAATATTGCGGATGGTCGTCTGAGTTTAAGCCAAGCAGCATGGAGTGGGTATGATTATGGCTAACCCCCGCAGGGCTTTCGGTAGCGGGCGTCGACAGAGAGCTGTTTTGGGTAAACATCGACATCCGCTCGACAATCTGGTTCATGCGGATCTCATGTTCCAGCATGATGTTGTTCAGCTCTAGAACATAGCTTAGAGCTCCTGCTTCATCCTCTTCACAGGTGATACCTTTAACTCTTACTTTGCCATCAAAGCCTTCGGTGTCGCTTCCTTCCGGTGGAATATACCAACCAATCCAGTCCCCCATCATAAATGTTTCAAATGGCTTCAGCTTATTTCCATCTGAATCAATAAATTTAATTACAGTGCCCTGAATACCCCAGCTGACCTGCGCCGCATTTCGCAGAAACAATTGTCCATAGTCCTGAAGCTTAGCCCAGTCACTCGGGATATTTCTTGCCTGTAGATAACCTTCTCTCCTGCCCCAATCCGTTTGACTAGTGGGATGTGCAGTTTCTATCAGGCTGCCACTTTCACCTTCAACCAGCAGTGAGTTCGTCATATTTGAGCTGTCACTCTGGTTCTGAAGTTTCACGATTGCCTGTCCTGGCCTGTATTTTACAGTGTCATATTTATCAGCACCCTTCGCCTTGTACAGCTTCAGATGTAAGGTCGGCGTCATCTCAAGATCGAATAATCCCATACCTTCACTCAGCTTTGTCGCTACCTGGGATATCGGGGTTCCTGAATGAAATGAGAGTGTCGTAGAATCTTCAAATGGATTACCGAGAGTATCCGCATCAGCAGTCCAATCAATAGAGACTCCCGTCAAGCATCCTCTTAGCTGTGCCTCTAACAAAAGCTGTCTTAAAATCGAACCACCATGAGCATCCATAAAAGTTCTTTCAAGCGTTACTGGATGTGGCATCTCTTCTGGATACACAACTGCACGATCAAGGAGTGACAGTACCCCTCTCCCGCTAACCTCGATCATCTGCTGCTCGCTTTCATCAACGTAAGACGGCCTTCTTGCTTCAATTATCCACTTGAATATATCAATGCCATCCAACCTGCAAAGGATGAAATTCTGGTCTGTCACATAGTCCCTGCTGCCGCCCTTCTCATCGTACCTGCTGATTGAAAACTTACCGCTTCCGGGGTTGTTCAGAAGAACCTGAAAGGATTTACTCTTTGCTCCATCAAGCTGGCAAAGGATTGAGTTAGGATTGTTTTTATCGCAGATGAAGAGTTCGATTCCAATATCATCGGCAGGCTCAGCATCATAAACTTCCATTCCGATAACATTACTGTATCGCACACCGGGTGGATCTGGCACTGTCAGAGCGACCTTGACCGCTCCGCTTTCTGCCTCCTGCGGTATCTGGAACACGATATTTTCCCAGCTCCAAGAAATCACATTGCATAGCTGGGTGCCAAGATAGACATAACCACCATAACCTCTCGCTGTTCGGTCAGCATTCAGTGGGTCTGCTTCTGACTTCGATCCAAACCCGTTACCGTAGATTGTGACAATCGTGCCTTCAGATGCTCTAGTTGTTGACAGTCTTTCGACAAACGGAAATGGCGGATCACTGGTGATGTTCTCATATTCATATAGCGCCCTTTGATCCGTCCATATATTTGCCTTTGCAATGTTCTCGTAGAAAGCCATTGTCCTTTTTCTTGGCCAAAGATTCAGCTTAGCAATATTCTCATAAACTGCAAGAATCCTCTTGTTGGCCCAAGAATCAAGTTTCCCAATATTCTCGTAGAACGAGAACGCTCTTTTCAGCACCTGGCTTAAAGTTAGCGATTGTGTCTGCGATACTGTCGTGCCACTTGCATTAGTTGCGGTTACCCGCCAGTACCACGTTCCATTGGATAGTATCGTAGCCATCCGGCAGGTGGTATTGTGCTTCACACTCAAATATTCACTCGTAATCTTATTTGAGCTATTGAATGTGCTGACCGTATCAATCTCGAATTTGACTGATGAGGCAACCAGCTGATTCGTATTATCGCTATAAGTTGCATCAAAGGCACTAATTGTTACAGTCAAATTCACCTGATTTGCAGGGCTGACAAGATTTATGCTTGGAAGGCCCATCTAATCACCCCCTTTATGACCAGGTCCCGACTGTAACTATAGCCCTCGCTGCCTTTGGTCCTAGTGTCAAAAGCGGTGGTCCAAGCTGATTTCTGACAAATATTGTGCTGGACAATGAACCAGGCCCTATGGAAGAAATATCAAGCACACTTTGCCACGGCCCATCCTGACTGAATGAAATCGTAAAATCTCCATGATTGAGCTGAATATTAACATTGTTAGCAATCTTTGAGCTGCTTGTATTTTTGATTTTAAAGCTTTGTATTTCCGTAGTTCCTTCCGGCTGGTCTCCAAAATCTATAAGTGAGGTCAGCTCGACTCCAGATGCATCTGTTAGAGCAACATCATCCGGCTGTTCCCCTGCAGCCTTTCTTCCATAAAAATGAATCCCACACAAATATAAATCATCAAATTGCGGAGAAGTTTCGCGAAATCCTATTCTGATTGCTTTTACTGGACCGGAAAAAGAAAGGGTAAATATTTTATTTCTCCAATGGTCCATGTCCGTGTTTGCTGCCGGAATTGTATAAACGCCAGTTTCCCAGGTTCCATCAACTCCATTTGTTGTATCAGCCGAACCCTGAATTGTTTGGCTTACAAAAGTGCTGGCAGTCGTAGAACCCCAATGGAATGCTACTTTATTAACTTCCCTAAGTTCAGGAAAGAAAAACCAAAATGCTGCTCCCAGCCTGTAATCAGCAACCTTCCAGGACTGAGATCTGTTCTCTTTATTCAAGTTGCCTTTTGCTGTGCTGTCAAGCCACGATGCCAATCCGTTACCGATTATCTGATCAATAGTATTGATGTCCGACATACTTCGGAAACCTACCTCTGTTCCATCAATATCATATGGCATTCTGTGTTCCGCCACTTCTGCGTACATTGCTTCCACCTCCTAAAAAAATGCCGGGTAATATTCCAGCTTGATGCTGCCACCCGACACTCCGTTTGTTAATCTCAATTGGTTATACCCTGCTTCAAGCACGTGCCAGTATGCGTCTCCTCCATGTCTTATAGCCGAGAGCATGTTGGTGGTACCCTTTGTGCATTTAAAATCTCCTGTGTTTATAACTACGCTTTCTCCTGCTCCGATGCTCCCCTGATACTGAAGCCACACATCGCTGTCCAGACATTCAATCTTTGGTGATTCCATCGGACCAGTTAAAGTGATGATTGCGTCTGTAACCGGAGCATTCCCCGTATTATTGTGGCTCCACTCCTGGGTTGTCGAAGTTATGATCTGTGTTTCCAGAGCGGTCTGGGAAGCATAGAAAAACGGATCTGAAAGCATGAATTCCACTGCGAACTTGGCATATCCAGCCTGGGTCTTTCCAAAACTGACAGGCCTGTATACTTCGGCTATTGCTTCTCTTACAGTCCCGTCCGGAAGAATTCTTTTCAGTACGTACTGGCCGCGTTTACCGAATACCCCGCTTAGATAATCGATGTTGTCATACAATGCTTCATTCTCGCCCTTGCCGCTCGGCAGCTTTCCGGTCAAAGGATCAAGCCCTCTAACCCACATTGGCAGCATAACGATTCTTTCATCATATCTCTTTTTTATCCATCGCTTCCCGTTTTGAAATGGTACCTGTAAATTGCTGCCTCTGAGTCCAGGTGTACCGATTCCCTCCGGAACTTCAATCACGGACCATGCCTTAGTGTTTAGACTAACCCCATTAAACTGCCATGTTTGTCCTTTCAAATCACGTATCACCTCCACTTATCCCAAGCCATAGGACTGTCTGAGTAACGCCCTGCGAGTGCTGTCAGAGGCCTCTTCTGGCTTAGGATTATTTATTATAATGTCGTAGTTGTTTGTCACATTGCCACTTTGAATTCCTGCTCCAGCTATCTTAGCCTGAGTTCCAACTCCAACCTTCTGAAGCGCCTTCGCCATAATCTCATCAAGCTTTTCTATCGGCACTACTGCCTCAGTGCCAGCTTCACCAACACCAATGACGCTTGGGCTTGAGAAAATCCCACCTGTCGAATACCAGTTAACCGAAAGCTTCGGCACCTGCGGCGGGCTTAAGCTAAATTTTCCTGAGAGCTCGAAGTGCGGCAATTTGATCTGAGGTATCTTTATTTCTGGAAGCTTTATGTTCCTGAAGAATCCTACAATTGCATCAATCGCACTTTTGACTGTGTTTTTAGCCGCATTGATCGGAGTTTCGATTGCCGTCTTGATACCTTGCCATATACTCGAGGTGACTGATTTTACAGTATTCCAAGCCCCAGTTATGGTGTTTTTTACGAATCCGGTCTCAACGGAGATAATCCCTTTAATCAGATTCAACACTCCACTTATAACGCTTTGAATTCCATTCCACAGATTCTGAGTCAGATTCTTTACGCCTTCCCAGACGCCTTGCCAATCTCCTTTGATGAGGCTGGTCACAATCTGGATAATGTTTTTAATAACATTCAAGGCAGTCGTTACTACCGATGCGATCACATTGAAGGCCGCTGAAATTACTGTGACGATATCCGCTCCATACTTCTGCCAAATGGCACCTGCGACTTGAACGAAAGCTTGTATCAGAAGCTTTATCGCCTCAAATACACCGGCCATAATTGTCTTAATCTGATTCCACACGATGATGACGCTATTTCTAAAGGTCTCATTATTCTTAAAGAGCAAAACAAATATAGCAATAAAGCCTGCTACTGCAGCAATGGCAATACCGACAGGTCCAGTAATTGCAGCGATTGCTGCGCCTACAGCTCCGGATGCTCCACCTGCCGCTGCCATCGCACCAGATACCGCTCCAAAGGCCGTGGAAATGGTTCCTATGACGGAAACCACCTTTCCTACAATCAGGAGAACAGGACCCACAGCGGCGGCCACAAGTGCGATTTTGACGATCATTTCCTGTTGTTCTTTGGAAAGTCCCTGGAACCGATCCATTAGCGGCTTGATGATAGAAATAAGCTTTTCAAGGATCGGAATGAGTATTTGTCCAAACTGAATCCCGATCTGCTGGGCCTGTTCCTTCATAATCCTCAGCTTATTTGTTGGAGAGTCCATGGTTCTTGCCAGGTCACCCTGAGCATTCTTCGTTGCTTCCATGATGGCGCCATAACGGGCCTGCACCTTCTGCGCTTCTGTCAGCTGCTCACCCTGCTTTGCAATTCCATTTGCATATGCATAGGTCTTTATGGTGTTGTCATTGACAAGGATACCGAGAGCCTTCAAAGGCTCTGCCTCTCCAGAGATACCCGACTTTAATTTATCGAAGGCCTCTTCTGGCTTCAGGTTATAAAATGATGCCATATCATAGGATAACTGTGTCAGTCCTTCTGACATTTTTAGTGATTCATCAGACGTAAGTCCCATGGAGGTGAGCATGGCATTGTAGGTGGCCATATTGTTTCTGACATTGTAGGCATTTAGCCCCAGCGCTTTGGAGGTTTCCTCGGACCACTTCCTTGCATCACCTGCCACAGCTCCCATCGCCACTTCAAAGAGGTTTTCTGATTCTACAGCATCCATGGCCATCTTTGTAGCAGCTGTTCCAATTCCTAACAGAGGTAAGGTAACTGCAGTAGAGAGAGTCTTGCCCGCCGAGGATATCTTATCCCCCACAGCCTTCATTTTTTCTCCGGCTTTGTCCATGCTTTCAGAGAGCTTATACCAGGCTGAGCTTTTCGTTTTAAGTTCTTCTGTTGTTGCTTTGAGCTCCTGCTGCATTTTGCCAAGTTCTGCATTTGCGTAGTTCAGCTTGATCTTCAGGTTTTCTGTGGCCTTGGCATCAGCGCCTTTTTTCTCAACGCTCTCCTGGTAGCTTTTTGTCAGGGCTGCAACCTTGTCCTTTTGCAACTCCATCTGCCGGCTTAAACTATCCGCCTTCAGCTTGAGTCCATCAGTAGACTTACCAAAATCACCAAGCTTTGAGCTGGCTGCCGCAAATTCACTCTGTATCACTTTCAGGCTTCTTTGGATTTTGCTGACACCTTCCTGGAATCCGCTGTCGTCAAGTCCAACCCTAGCCACTACAGTATTGCTACCGTTTGCCATTCATCTCACCTCCTCTAGAACAGAATATTGTCAATGGCATCAAAGGAACTCTGCTCATCAATTCCGTTGACTGTTTTATAAACCTTAAATAGCGCCTGCAGCTTTTTCGGGGTGCTATTCCAGAACTGCTCCTCGCTCATTTGAAGAAGGTTCGTTCCTAAATAGAAAAGCCACTCCCAGTCCCATATATCAGAACCTAAGTGGCTTTCGCTTCCCCCGGCGCATCCTCCGCCTCCGGCATTGCTTTGCTTAGTGCTTCGTTGATGGCTGTTCCCAGCCTTTCTAGATCACTTAAACCCAGCTGCTCACCTACGGTTTTTAATGTCATTTCCTCATTTTCAACCTTCACAGCCGCATAGATGAGCGCCCTGACCGCTTTAAGCTTCATGCTCTGCAAATCATCAAAGGCTTTGTTAAGATCCCCATAGACTTCCTCCAATTCGCAGAAGGTGTTCATGTCGAGCTTCAGCTCATATTCTTTATCTCCCAGTTTGAATTTAATTCCCTTGTTCTTTAATTCAGCTGCCTTCAAGTATCATCACCCCTTTCTACACAGCAGGCGTTGGCTCTGCCGGTACTGCTGTAAACCAAGCTGCAATAATGGTCTGGTCAATTCCGGTTTCATCTTCATCGGCGATAAAGCGGAAGTTGCCGTCAAAATCCCTGGAAAAGAATGTGCCTTTGAGTTTGGCGCTTTTAGGCTGTGGCTTTTCTGCTTCAGTGTCATACTCATCTGTAGCCAGTTCGAATTTGCCTTTAAGCAGCCACACATAGCGGTATTTGCCGTTGTGCTTCTTGGATTTAAACCCTAGTGCCAGTGTCGGCGCAATGTCCTCCTTGCTTTCAATGAGAACACCCTTGACCAGCTTCGCTCCCTGCAAGGTTGCCCTGCTTGCAAGTGACAGCTGATTGAGTTCAATTTCCACATCAACACTGTCGAATGCTGCGATTATGTCCTCCACTGTGTCATCAGAATAAATGTTTTCTGAATTTACCTTTGGCGATAGCTTTGCGCTGACTGCCCTTTCCAGCTTGCTTGGTGCCGCATAGGTTGCGCCTGTCTCGTCATCGTCTGTGAGCAGCGCAATGTGTATATCTCTTAATCCAATTTGTCTTGCCATTTAGTCGACCTCCTTTGATTCTAAATAGTAAAATTTGAGCCCCTTATGATAGAGGCCCGTATCCGGCTCGTAAAAATCCGCTTCATTAAGTCTTTGAAACCCTGCCGCAATAAGAAGTGCTTTTATATTGCTGGCTAACGTGGTGTAATCCGCTTTTGACCAGATATCCACTTGGACATAATGCCCTGTGAAGGCTTCCTCATCTTCCTCGAATTCCTCACCGGACTGAAGGTATTCGTGAAAAGTGATATAGGTCGTATCTGATCCGGAATATTTCTGAAATCCTACTGGAATGCCAAGGGGCTTTAATGTATCTATGACCAGTTTATTAATCAAGCTCACCAAGCCCCCTTTCCAGTTCCTCTTTAATTACTTCATTGATTTTCTTTTTGTTCTCCAACACCGAATTCTCCGCCCAATGTTGCGCTGGAATCTTTGATGTACCCCATTCGGTAAATTTCGAATAGAAGAACTCCGAATTATCACCTTTGTTTGGCCCGATAGTAACAAAGTCCACACCATCTTCGCTTTCAATCTCTGATACCTTGATGTTGTCGGCCATGTGCTTTTTACTAAGCTCAGATCTTGGAGCTTTCTCTTCCATGCTGCTTTTGACCATGGAACCGGCCTTATCCAGTGCCTTCTTTTTGATCTCTGTTCCCCGGCTTCCTAGCTTGTTAACTTTATCGATAAGCTCCTGCATACCTTCCAGTTCAATCTTAGCCATCCGACTCCACCTCCATCGCCTGAATCTCGATATATTTGTTTCTGTACTTGATGTTGTCAATGGCGGTGATGTTGTAGCTCTTTCCTTGGAAAAGGATCTGCATGGTCTGATCAATCCCAGCCAAAAATCTGATGGTGAATTTGACTGTGTTTTCTGCTTGGACTGCTTTTGCTTCGAAGTATTCCTTGCCATGAAGATTTGTAACTGCCGCCCATACTGTTCTATACTCCTCTGGCTCCTCGCTTTCGAAGCCATTCTCATTGGTCACAGGCAAAATCCTTCGAATAGTGATACGATGCCTGAGTTCTCCAATATGCATCTTTACCACCCATCCTTTCGGTATGCGAACAGCAACCTTTTCAGAAGATCAATCATGGCCTTCATGTCCAAGGTTTCACGCTGTTCATATAGATTTCCTATGGCATATAGAACTGCCTGTTTCACTGTGTCTGGAACCTCAGCAAACTCGGTTAGAGGAAAACGCAGAATGTCCTCGCAAAGCTCCTCTGCGGCATTGATGCAATCGGAGATGAGCGTATCGTCCTCATCACCATCGACTTTCAAATATAACTTTGCTTCTTCAAGTGTAACAATCAACACGCCCACCTCCCCTCATTATTCAGTAGCCATAAGACCTGCGGCTTTGAGTTTAGCAAGCAGAGCATTAAAATCAACGACCAATCCTGCAATTGTAGTTGCAACACTGTCCACCTGAAATACAGCCGGAGTAAAGTTTGAGGGCAGCCCGATAACCTGGCCACCCTCAGCAATCTCAAGCGTTCCACCGATAACAGTTTTCTCTCCGCCCTGTTCTGTATAATTCTTGACGTTACTCATACTCTTTCACCTATGCTTTCTGCTGAAGCACCTTGATGGCTTCAGGAAGGATCAGTTTTCCATCAACTCTCTGGGTTGCCTTGAATCCGACCTGGCCTGTTGCTGCAAAAAGCTCATTCAGCCTCTGGAAGGACCTGCCTTGTCTGTCAGCTACCCAATAGTACCCGAAATCACCAAAAGCGATGGACTTTGCTCCTGCGGCAATCGTAGGAACATACACTGATGTCTTGACTGGTCTATTGAGAATGGTATCCGGCTGACCCGCTGTGATGGAAGGCTGCCAAATGTACTGGCCGTTCCCGTCCTTCAGTTTTCTAATTGCCTTGACGGTTGCATCGTTCATGACAAAAATTGCGTTCTTTCTGTAAGGCGATTTCAAGCTGTAGAACAAATCCATGACCTCATCAATAGTGATGGCTGTCGCTGAAGCTGCTGTGATGCCAAGCTGCGCGCCGCCAGTGGCATTGAAAATACCTGTTGGCTTACCAGTGCCATCCCCGATAAAGAACGCTTCCTCTTCCTTTGCGCCAATTCTTCTAGCGAACTCCCTGGCGATATAGCTCTCCAAATTAAAAACACTATCATTAAGGAGTTCTTCCGAAACCTTAATCATAGTGGCTAATTTGTAGGCACCGATTGAAACCTGCCCGAAAGCATCATCCGCTTCTGGGATTTGTCCTTCTTCATCTACCCATGACGCTGTTCCTTTGGATGCGACGACCGGAATTTTTCTATCCCCTGAGGAAGTTGTGATGACCTTTGCCATTGTTCTAAAGATGTTCTCTTCATCTAAGGCCTCAATCAAGGTCCTCTCGAATTCGTCCGGTACCAAGTATCCTCCTTCGGAGTCGGTACCAATCTGCAGGGCGTTCTGTACATCGTAGCTATTCTTGTTTCTCATAGCTTTCCAAAAGGCTTGATTATAGGAATCGGATGCTCGACCCTTCTTCATCTCCCCCGTCTGACTCGCTCCAGGCTGATTAGTAATCGGTAAAGATGTGGGACGGGAAAGTTCAGCATCGATTGATGCCTGACGCTCCAGACGCTCAATTTCTTTGCCGAGGTTCATAACATCCGTCTCCATCTTTTCGTAGGTTTCCGTATCTACGGCTGAGAGTATGCCGTCCGTCCCCCTCTTGCTGTCTAGGAAGGCTTTTGCCCCTTCCCATGCTTTAGCGCGTTTTTCTCTAAGTTCAAGAATTGTGTTCATATAAATTTTCCTCCTTAATTTTAGTGAGCCAACAGGCTCAGTCTTTTTTCGAGCTGTTCTATAGGTGTTTTGTTTTCGGGCTTAGCTGGGATAAGTTTTGAGAGCAAAGAGTTTGTCACCGCTGAACGTGAAAACATCATGGCTTCTAAAGGCTCCTTCTGTTTCTCCTCTTCACCGTCAAACAGGATTTTATCAGCAAAGCCCAGTTCCACTGCCTTCTTGGCATTGAACCAGGACTCAGCATCCATCAGATGTGAAAGCTTGGACCTTGAAAGACCTGTCTTGATTTCATAGGCGTTCATAATGCTTTCTTTAACTTCGGCAAGCATCTCGCTTGCTTTCTGCATCTCACTGGAATCGCCAATGGCAACGGTCATGGGATTGTGGATCATCATCATGGCCACTGGAGACATCAAAACCTCTGTACCGGCCATCGCTATGACCGAAGCAGCTGAAGCAGCAAGTCCATCAATCTTGACTTTCACATTGCCCTGGTAGTCCATCAGCATGTTGTAGATTTGTGCTGCACTAAAGACATCTCCGCCTGGAGAATTAATCCAAACAGTAATATCCCCGGTACAGGAATTCAGTTCATCCTTAAATATTTTCGGAGTAACCTCATCGCCGTACCAGGTTTCGTCAGAAATCTCCCCATTGAGAAACAGGGTCCTTCCGGCTTCATTGCTTACCCAATTCCAAAATTTACGTTTCATATCGTTGTATCACTTCCTTTCTGTTAAGTTTGAGTTGCCGGTAGATTGCTCGCCTGTGTTTGCAAAAGCTCCGGCATCCTTGAGCTTTGTCATATTGCCGTTTATGAGATACAAGTCTCCTCCCTCATCTTCAGAAATAGAATTCATATCCTCCATCTCGCGGATGTCGTTAGCAGATAGCCAGCCATTTTGCCTTCCAATCGAGTAGCCATTCATACGGCTTTGGTAATCGCCTCGAAGCAGTCCATCAACATTAAGCTTTATGAAGTATTCGCTTTTCTCTTTAGGCAGCAGCAGTGACCGTTGCAGTGCCTGCTCCCATCGAATCACCCAGGGATCAAGGGTATACTTCACAAATTCAAGCGACTGCTGCTCAATATTTGAAAAGCTGGACTTCTCAAGATCGCCCACCATGTGTGGAGGGATTCTGTATAGCCTTGCAATCTCATTAATCTGGAATTTTCGTGTTTCCAGAAACTGAGCTTCTTCCGGTGGGATACCGATCTGCTGGTATTTCATTCCCTCTTCCAGAACAGCCACCTTGTGGGCATTATTTGTTCCCCGGTACACTTCATTCCAAGAATCACGGACCTTTTTTGGGTCTTTCAACACACCCGGATGCTCAAGAACGCCGCCGGGATTAGCTCCGTTAGCAAAGAAACTAGCACCATATTCCTCGCATGCGAGAGTCATTCCCACCGCATTTTTTGCCATAGCAATAGGCGAATAGCCCACCAGACCATCGAAACCAAGTCCAGGTATGTGCAAGACATCCTGTTTCCGGAGGACCACCGTTCCGTAGTCCTTGAAGTTTGGATTCTCGTCCGAGGTTCGGGTGTAGGTATAAAAAATCTCCCCACTTTTGTCCCTGCCAACATTCACTTTGTTTGGTAAGAGAGGATATAGCCCAAGCACCCTTCCAGCGCCGTCACGTATGACCTGTACATAGGCATTCCCCCAGATGAGCAAATGGCTCATTAGCGTTTCTCTGAACACAAATGATGTCATTTCACTGTTTGGTTCATCGTGGAGGATGTGATAAAGCGGATGATCATAGACTCTTTCCTTTCCACCTTCTTTATAGCGGTATATGTGAAGTGGCAGAGAAGCCAAAGCCTCTGACAAAATCCGCACACATGAATAAACCGCCGTAGTTTGCATCGCGGTAAACTCATTTACGTTCTTTCCGCTTGTGGTAGGTCCGAATAAAAAGGTGTAATTCGAACCGGAATAGTAGTCACTAGGCTTGTCTCTTGCCTTGAAAATTTTTGAAATTATAGGTATATTCATTGGCTGCACCTCCAAATAAGCTCTTGTTCTTTAAAGTTTTTATAAAAAAAGAAGCCCGCGATCGTTATACACAGACTCTCCTCTATTGTCGCTACCGCATCGTAATGCGCGATCTAATGCCATGATCGTTGCGACAGCTCCGTCAATTTTTTCAGTACTCTTCTCTTTATCCGGTTTAATGTTCCCGGCAGGATCGGTTCGAATAAAGATATTGTCCATCATCCATCGGAGAACTGGATGTCCTCCATGAGCCAGCTTCTCTTCCAGCGTCAGTTTCATGAGCTCCTTTGTTGGTGGAGACATGTCTTTGAATCCCTGGCCGAAAGGAACAACTACAAAACCCATGCCTTCAAGGTTCTGAACCATTTGCACCGCTCCCCACCGGTCAAAGGCAATTTCTCTAATGTTGTATTTCTCTCCGAGTTTCTCAATGAACGCTTCAATAAAACCATAGTGAACAACATTACCATCAGTCGTTTTGAGATACCCTTGTTTTTCCCAAATTTCATAAGGCACATGGTCACGTCGTACACGCAGGTCAATATTTTCTTCAGGCATCCAGAAGTAAGGAAGAATGATAAACTTGTCGTCCTCTTCTTCGGGTGGAAAAACCAAAACAAATGCCGTAATATCCGTCGTACTTGAAAGGTCGAGCCCGCCATAGCAAACGCGTCCAGCGAGCGAATCGGGATCGGTTGTGAATGAGCACTTATCCCATCTATCCATAGGCATCCATCGGATTGCCTGCTTGACCCATTGATTGAGTCGTAGCTGCCTGAAGCTGTTTTCCTCTGCAGGATTTTGTTTTGCACTCTCACAGGCTGCCCGCACCTTATCAATACCCACCGTAATGCCGAGCGAGGGGTTTGCTTTTTTCCATACCTTTGGGTCGGTCCAGTTATCCGCTTCATCCGCCCCATAAATCACTGGGTAAAATGTCGGATCGTTTTTTCTACCATCAAGAAGGTCTTGTGCCTTTTGATGAATCTCATAACATATGCTGTTTGTATCGTTACCGGCAGTGGTGATAAGAAAATACAGTGGCTGCATTCTTGCATCGCCACTGCCTTTGGTCATAACATCAAAAAGCTTTCTGTTAGGCTGTGTATGTAGCTCATCGAATACTACGCCGTGGGTGTTGAATCCATGTTTGTTTGAAACATCTGCAGAAAGCACCTGATAAATGCTCCCGGTTGGTAAATATATTAATCGCTTTTGCGAATCAAGGATTTTCACTCGCTTTGATAGTGCCGGGCATAGTCTCACCATGTCAGCCGCCACATTAAAGACGATAGATGCCTGGTTACGATCCGCAGCGCAGCCGTAAACCTCAGCTCGTTCTTCACCGTCACCGCAGGTAAGAAGAAGTGCCACAGCAGCTGCCAGCTCCGATTTGCCCATCTTTTTAGGTATCTCAACATAAGCTGTATTAAACTGCCGATATCCGTTTGATTTGATAGTTCCGAATACATCACGGATGATTTGCTCCTGCCAGTCAATGAGTTCAAATGGTTTTCCTGCCCATGTCCCTTTTGTATGTGATAAGCACTCTATAAATCCGACCGCGTAGTCCGCTGTTGCTTTGTCATAATGGCTATCTTTGCTCATAAACCGGGTCGGTTTGTATTTCTTCAGCTTTCGTATACGCGATCACCTCCTTCAATTCATGAACGACAAAAGAAGCCCCGAAAGGCTTCTTGTATGTCATTTCTTGTATTTTATAGTTCGCCGGTGAGAATGAAGTGGCTGTATTTCTCTTTATGTTCCTCAATAAATGTCACAAGCTCGAAGTATCCTCGCTCATGAGCCATTCGTTGAACCATTGGCGTATCGAACATGTTGGTTTCACCGGTCTCTCTTATAACTAAAATCTGTCTTATTATCCGGTCTTTCGGGCTTTCTGTACCGGGATAGTAGGCTGCATACCGGGCGTATTCATAACCCTCACTTTCAACAAGTATGCCTTCATCAGTTCCTCTAGCTTTGACCAGAATACAGTGCCATACCTTATCGGTATCCATGAACATCTTATCAACGCGTTGGGCTATGAAGTCATGGTCATCAAGGAGGCTCTCGGAAAATGCTTTGAACTCTTCTGGCTCAAGCTCTACCACTTCCTCGATAGCAAATTGACTGCCGCTCTCTTTTTCGTAACCCTTCAAGTCATCTATTGTACTGGCTTTTCTAACAAAATGCGCCTTCACTGTTTTTCCTCCTCACATGAATCTTTGACTATTTCACATAGATCTTCGCCATAAGCTACACCAAGGCTCGAACCGCAATCCCAGGAAACATGGATGGTTCCGATATCATCAACTCCTGTTACCGTTCCTGTCGCACCGGGACTTAGTTTGGTATAGGGATCGTTCATTCGAAGCAGCTCAACTCTCGTTCCCGGTGTGTACTTTGTTTTAAGCTGCAGAAGTCTTTCTGGAGAAATGATGCGCATTTTACTCTGCCTCCTGCTGTTTGGAAGTTCCGCTTTTGAAAGCCGAGCTTCCGGTCAGCTTAGAAAGTAGGATTTTGCGCTCCCCTTTATAATCCTGGCCTATAAAACCAAGTCTGAGAAGAAAGCACCGGAAGGCATATTTCTCATTGTCAGTTTCCTTAGCTTTTGCAGTCACCCGTTTTTGTTCCTTTGCCAGTTCACTTAGCGAGCAGATGAAGTGTGAATACGCCTTAATCTCCTCAGGGCTTACCGGGAATGAAAACCAAGGGAAGCTGACCTTTTCATCGGTAATTTCAATAGGCAACGTCTCCAGGCCAAGTGCCTTCTTGATGAGGTCTTTCTTGCTTTCCAGCAAGCGCTTTAGGTTCTCCAAGCTTGTTTCTGTAAATGTAGCCCTTGGCAGTTCGATTACAAGCCCTTCGATTTCATTTGCTGCAGCGGCAGTGGGTTCCTGAATTTCTTCCGAAGAAGCTTTTACTGTTATGCTCCCTGCAACCTCAGCTTCGAAGCCGCGTTCTGCGAGCCTTTCAATAAGCATTTCAACCTCGTTGATGTCGATGTGCTCATCGAAGAAAAGCTCACCGTTTTTGTCTACCACAAAGCCGTCGATGTCATACGCGAAGGTTGGAGCTCCTTTATATGCTGGTTTGGTCTCTAGTAGTTCGCCAATTGCATTAACCAATGCCTTACGCCCGGTGCCTGTGCAGTTACATTTGATTTCCATATGATTAACCACCTTTCTTTTTGGTAGTTACATATATCACTCTAACCCGGTGTAATATCAAGCTAATTCTGTTGTTTTGTAGGCTGAGTTTCTATGTTTTCTCCAAGCTCACCGAAGGCTTTTTTGCTTCCATCACGCAGGAGAAAAACCTGTTCATCAGAACCAATCTGCTCGATATACCGCTTTACGATGACATCACAAAACTTCTCATCAAGCTCGATGATGTGGCAAATGCGGTCAGTTTGTTCGCAGGCAATGAGGGTTGAACCCGAACCCCCAAAGGGATCGAGAACAATGCAGCCCGTCATGCTTGAATTGGTGATCGGGTTTGCAATCAAGGCTACGGGCTTCATTGTCGGGTGTTCACCGTTTTTCTTAGGTTTGTCATATTCCCAGATGGTAGATTGCTTGCGGTCCGAGTACCACATGTGTTTACCCTTTTTCTTCCATCCGAAAAGGACCGGCTCATGCTGCCACTGATAGGGAGATCGCCCCAGAACAAGACTCTGTTTCTTCCAGATGCAAGTGCCTGAGAGATAAAAGCCAGCATCCAAGAATGCTTTCCTAAAATTCAAACCTTCGGTGTCTGCATGGAACACATAAATAGAAGCGTCCTGTGCCATAACCTCTTCCATGCTTTTGAAAGCATCGAAGAGGAAGGTATAAAATGCCTCATTGCCCATGTTATCATTTTTGATTTTTCCGGCTGACCCTTCATAGTTGACGTTGTAAGGCGGATCTGTAACCACCAGATTTGCTTTCTTTCCATCCATCAGGACTTTATAGGTCTCAGGCTTTGTACTGTCACCGCAAACCAGTCGGTGTTTTCCCAAAATCCAAACATCACCTGGCTTTGTGAGTGCAGGCTTTTGCAGTTCTGCTTCGACATCGAAATCATCTTCTTGGATATCGTCGTCGTTTGTCAGAAGCTTGTTTAGTTCAGCCGGATCAAAGCCTAGCAGTTCAACATTAAACTCCATACCTTGAAGACTTTCAATCTCTAGCCTCAAAAGTTCTTCATCCCACCCTGCATCCTCTGCATAACGGTTGTCTGCGATGATATATGCCTTCTTCTGCGCTTCCGTCAAGTAGTCTACAAACACACATGGGACCTCTGAAAACCCTTCTTCCTTGGCGGCAATCAGACGACCATGTCCAGCAATCACACTGTAATCCCGGTCGACAATGATGGGATTGACGAAGCCAAACTCCCTTAAGCTTGAACGGAGCTTTGTGATCTGTGCAGCCGAGTGAGTTCGTGCGTTATTTATATATGGTACCAGTTCCTGGATAGGTACCAGCTTCATATCACTGGTTGTCTTGCTCAAATCGCATCACCGCCTCTTTAAGTTCTTTATACTTTCTGACATCCTCCCAAGGGTACAAGCAGGATGAAAAATGACCATACACCGCTGTTTCCTTATAACGAGGGAACCGCAGATCAAGTGTTTCAATAATTGCTGCCGGACGAAGGCACCATACTTCCTTGATCGCTTCGCGAAGTATCGCGTCAGAAACTGTTCCTGTTCCAAACGTATCAACTTCGACCGATACGGGATCAGCCTTTCCAATGGCATAGGCAATATTGACTTGGCATTGCTTAGCAAACTCACACCAGACGATATGTTTGGCAATGTTCCTGGCCATGTAAGCTGCGGACCGGTCAACCTTTGTTGGGTCTTTCCCACAGAAGGCACCGCCACCATGGGCTGCAAGTCCGCCATAGGTATCGACCATCAACTTTCTGCCAGTCAGCCCGGTATCAGCCGAAGGCCCTCCTTCAACAAACCTACCGGAAGGATTAATAAGGACTTCCGTCTCTTCATCAAAAGGAAAATCCTCAAAGCACTTCCACAGGACGTGGGAATAAATATCCCGGCTTAGCTCCTCAGACTCTTTCGCCGCGTCATGTTGGATTGATACGATGATTGTTTTAATGCGCTTTGGCTTCCCATCTTCATACTCCACGGTGATCTGTGCTTTGCCATCTGGCTTGATGCCCTTGATAAGTCCATCGTGACGAACCTGATCAAGTCGTTTTGTAATACGGTTTGCTAAAACCACTGGAAGCGGGAGCATCTGCCTCGTTTCATTGGTAGCATAACCGTACATCGTCCCTTGGTCTCCGGCACCTAAGGTGTTATACCATGAAGTGTCGCCCTTCCTTGATTCCAGGGCATTTCCTACTCCATTTGCGATGTCCCGACTCTGTTTGTGCACGTAAACAAAAATGAGATACTTCCACGGATTGTATCCAACCTTCCGCAGTGTATCTCTCACAATCATTCGAATATCGATTTTACCGCTACAGGTGATTTCGCCCGCCACGATAATCTTGCCCTTAGTAGCCATTACCTCGCAGGCAACCCGAGAGCCGCGGTCTTTGCGTAAGCAAGCATCCAAAACACTATCTGCGATGAGATCACAGAGCTTGTCTGGATGCCCTTCGCACACACTTTCTGCTGTTAAGAATTTATTCTCCATATCATTTTCCTTTCCGGGCGCTTAGTAGGCGCTCCATTAAATCATCTTGTGGTGTATAGTTCGAGCAATCAGTAAGGCTGTTCTCACGAACGATTGCGAAAATTTGAGCCCATAAACTATAGGTTTGTTTAGAGAAGGATTGCGCCATGCTCACGTAAGGTGAAGCAATCGGTGCACCTGTTGTTGGGTGCTTTGCCAGAAGACCATATTCAGAAATAGCCTGTTCACATTGAATCCAACGAGCAGCGCTCATAGAATATTGCTCAATCTGCTGTTTAGGAACCAAATGACTGCATTTGTGTTTCAACAGCCATCCCCAGGTGTCTGTGTAGATCTCATTGGCTATCAAGGGATGCCCATTCTTTTGGGAAGCCGACAACCAATCAGCAGGCTTTGGCATTTCTGATCCTGTCTCAGAGTCACCTTCAGGCAATGACACGATTTGAAGATTGCGCGATTTTCCATCCTGTATTTTATCCGCTAAAGCCTTTCGCGGCCTGCCACCTACACCTGGCTGCGGACCTCTTTTACCCATGTATTCACCTCCGATCTGAATGCGGGGGTTAATACCCCCAAAACTTATGAAAAAATTCACACGACACCCTACGCCCGTTCCCAAGCAAAAGAGCTACAGAGATTTGATCCCCCCTACCGGTCGTGCCAGCGGTCACCATCACACGCTGTGATGGATGAATGACAAGGCGTACAAAGAGCTTTGAGGTTCGATTCATCATGATTACCACCACGTGCGAGCGGAAGGATGTGATGCACCTCAGTAGCCGGTGTCATTTTCCCATTCTTTACACACTCTTCACAGAGCGGGTGCGATTCAATGTACCGGTCACGTATGCGCTTCCATGCACGTCCATATCGCTTTCGGGTTACCGGATCACGGTCGTACTTCTCATAACGGGAGGCCTCCTGCTTGGCGTGCTTTTCACAAAACCGGTTCTCTGTAAGCTCAGGACAACCTGGATGTGAGCATGGTCGTTTTGGTTTCCTTGGCATATAACACCTCCTCTCGGGCATAGTAAAAGCCCTCGCGGTATTTTCCACGAAGGCTCTTTGCAGCTTTCCATAATACTATTCTAGTACGGTTTTTTGTAAATTGCGTCCGCTATTTGTCCACTCCTAAATTCCATACAGGAGTAGCGTCAGCTGACGCAGTGCATCTTCCTTTTTCTTGTACACCCATGAACGTTCAATATGCAGCTGTTCACTAACATTTAGAATTGCCTCAGTCTTTGTAATATCCCGGACAAAGAATTCATTCAGGATAAATTGCGAATCCTCATCGAGTGTCTCCCATGCGGGCTTGAACCATTTCATATACTCCAAGGCCTGTCTATAACGTTCCTTCAACACATCAATCTCATCAATACCAAAAACCAGACGGTCCTCTATCGCTTTAGGATTGTGAGCGTTGGGCATTCCGGTTGGAACCGAACTCCTCGGTGATTCTATCTTTTCATGAATGGTAGCGATATCTTCATCCGTATGCTCTATGATATATTCCATGTTGCTGTAATCCTTTAGCGCATTGATCGCTGCCATCTTTTTATCTAGGTAATGCCAAACTATATTCATCGCATCGAACCTCCTTTGAATGTTGCTTTGACTGCATCGATAAGGGCTGACTGGGTATTGTCCTTATCTTTTAGTGCTTTCATCACCTTCTCATCTATCGTATCTTTGGCGATAAGATGATGAATAACTACTGTTTCTCTTTGACCTTGTCTCCATAGCCTGGCATTGGTTTGTTGATAGAGCTCCAGACTCCAAGTCAACCCGAACCATATTAGGGTTGAGCCGCCAGCCTGAAGGTTCAGGCCATGACCAGCAGAAGCCGGGTGTATGACTGCTATCGGAATTTCACCGTTATTCCATCTTTTTATGGAATCAGATCCGTCTAAGGTTTCGACAGCAAATCTTTCTTTGATTCGGGCAAGATCGTGTCTAAACCAATATGCAATAAGTACAGGTTTGCCATTGGCGGCTTCGATCAAGTCCTCTAATGCTTCCAGCTTTCGGTCATGTATATGAATAGCAGCGCCTTCATCATCATATACGGCTCCATTAGCCATTTGCAGTAGTTTCCCTGACAATGCTGCGGCATTGGCTGCTGTTATTTCTTCACCTTTAATCATTGCAACAAGATCCCGCTTCATAGTTTCGACGGTTTCCATTTCTTTTTCAGATAACCTGACAGGAACCTCGTTCATGACCAGCTCCGGCAATTTAAGATAATCGGAACCCTTCATGCTGATGGTAATGTCAGAAATCCTCTGGTAGATCGTTTCTTCAGCTCCTGGTTTTGGTTTATAAGAAAATACAATCTGTTGATTGCGTTTATCAGGACTAAAATAGTCTTCACGGTATTTACCTATAAAACGTCCAAGGCGCTGCCCCATATCCAGCAGTCGATATTCAGCCCAGAGATCCATCAGTCCATTTGAAGAAGGAGTACCTGTAAGACCCACAACCCTTTTGACTAAAGGTCTGATTTTCAAAAGGCTTTTGAACCGCTTTGCCTGATGCGACTTAAAGGACGACAGCTCATCGATTACTACCATGTCATAGTCAAAAGGAATCCCACTCCGAGAAATAAGCCATTCAACATTCTCACGGTTGATAATGTAAACTTGAGCTTGCTGCCGCAGGGCTGATTTCCTTTGTTCTTCGGAGCCTACAGCAACTGTGTATCTAAGTCCATTCAAATGATCCCATTTTTCAATCTCGGTTGGCCACGTATCCCTTGCTACTCTTAGCGGTGCAATGACCAGGACTTTTCGAATCAAAAAGCTATCCAGTGTCAGATCAAAAATGGCAGTCAGTGCAATGACACTCTTGCCTAAACCCATGTCCAGCAAAACGGCTGCAATCGGGTGAGTTAGGATATAATCCGTCACATATTCTTGATATTTATGAGGACTGTATTTCATTAAGTATCCCTCCAATCTGCTCCTTCTGGTCTATGCAGAATACCAAAAATCCAAGTGCTTCTAACTGTCTTTTTCGCTTTTCCTGGAGTGGGCGCATTGTTTTACCAGGAGCTTTCACTTCAATAAAGGCCATCTTCCCTCCAGGTAGAAGCACCAACCGATCCGGCATTCCATCAAGACCGGGTGATGTGAATTTTAACGCGAGGCCACTTTTGTCTTTCGTTTCTCTTACCAATTTTTGTTCAATAATTTTTTCTCTCATATATCCTCCATAAAGCCTGTGTTCCCAAGCATCAAAAATCTCTATACGCGCGCAAACGGGCGTCTGCAGTCATTTTCTATCTATTATCTTTAGAATTATTATTAATAGTAATCTTTGGAACATAGGAACACAGGTATTTCAGTTTCTTATATATCAAGGGCTATCGCCTGTTCCGATGAGTTGTTCCAAAAACATGAGTTTGGAACATAGGAACAGGTATTTTTGTTCCCAGCTTTATGCCTGTTCCGAACTTTTACTTCTTGGAACAGACTTGGGAACATAAACCCACTGCGGGCCGTAAAGTGGTATTCGAACCTTCTTATCAGACAAGGTCCAGCCTCCGATACCAGCCATGATCGTTGATATCTCATTACTGTCCATGCGTTTGAAGTTAGCGCGGTCCTTACCAAAGCATTCACACCAGATTTCCATATTAGAAACAAGTGTGCGTTTCTTTACTCCGATGCGGTTGCTGTTACCAAACTCTGTACCGCCTATAAAGTTGCGACGCTCAAAGGTATCCATGCTTTCCCAATCCTTTGGCAAAAGAGTGTCTAGATAATCACGTACCAAGCCTTCTCTTTCATCGGACTCCATCGCTTCTCGTTGTTCCTCTTTTGCTAGATTTTCTACAGATCCATCGAGGTATAGTTTTTCTCCGGCTTTGACATAGATCAGTGTTTCAGCCCATATCTGGAATACTTCTTCTTGTGTAAGCTGCCAAGATTGCTTTCTTCCGTTACCAGGAGTTTTTATGGGCCAGAAGCGACGATTTCCCGTAGTGTCCCTTAAGTATCCCTTCTCTGCATTGGTGGTTCCGAAAAAGACACATTGCCTCAGGTGAGGAGTTGCCCTTCGTCCAAAGCTGGCACGATAGATGTCGTTCTGGCGTGATAGAAAGCTTCTCAGCGTTTCCACTTCCGCCTTTTTTAGCCCGGCAAGTTCTCCGATCTCAAGTATCCAATAGCCCTGCAGCTTCTCAGCAGCGGTTTTGTCCTTGGTATCAGAAAGGCTCAGCGAGTCAGAAAACCACTCACCGCCTAGTTTGGCTATGAGCGTGCTTTTCCCAACGCCCTGCGGACCATTCAGAACCAGCATGGAATCAAACTTACAGCCTGGATTCATAACACGGGCTATGGCTGCACAGAGAGTCTTTCGGGTAATTGATCTCACATAGGGATTGTCAGAAGCCCCGAGATAATCGATCAGTAAAGTATCAACACGAGGTATTTCATCCCACTCAGGTAATGAATCAATGAACTCTCGAATCGGATGATAGGAACGGTCGTCAGTCACCTTAGCTACTGCGATGTCATAGTTACGGGCAGAGAAAGTGCCATAGTGGGTATCGATGTAACTGACAAGCTGCGCATCATCTGCATCCCTCCAAAACCTTGAGGGGTGTGTCCAGGGAACGTCGCCTTTAATTTCGAGATTGTCAGAGAGCTGATTGAACACAATGCTTTTTAGGTTCAAATCATTTTCGATTATGAGCGTGAGGTTTCTTAGTGTGTTTTTTACAACACCTGTCTTTTCAAGCTCAAGCTGCTTTTGCCAATCCTCATCTTCAAACTCACTTTCAGCCAGTGCCCTACGCTCCTCTGCGAATTGCTCCTTCACACGATCATCTTTTATGGCTAAATCGGACATTGCTTTGTAGGATGGATGTTTGCTTGGCGGTGTATCTTCAGCAACCTTATCATCTAAATCACGGAATCTATGGACACGAACAAGGTCAAAAGCATTGAGGAGCTTCCCGCAGGCAGGATCAGTGGCATGGTGGCTGTATGCGAATTTCCCGTCATAGATCACTAGTCCGGCTGAAGAGTCTGCAGGGGTATAATCATAGCGGCCAATCATTGCACTTGGTTCATATATTTCCTTCAGGAATATATCGATAGCTTCTTCAATGGTATAAGCTCTGCAAAATGCACCGACAACACCTTCCTTGGAAAGTGGATCTGCTTGTTGAGTTATATTTCGCTGGACCACCTCCGACTGTCGAGATGATACCGGCCACGTAGAGGTATCTCGCCAATCAGCGTATTTGGAAAGATACAAATCAGGATCAAGCAAATCTCCGTCTTTTTCTTTGAATACAAACTCTCCATCGGAGGGTGTAGATGGCCAATACATCAGCCTTGATGGTTCATAGGTGGTGTCGTCGAACAGATCGATTCCTATTTCCTTTGCCACCATACGTCCCAGTGCCGGATATTCATCTTCACTGACTTCACGTGCTAGTGGAATAAGAAGCCTGAGCCTGGGAGCATTAGGTGTATTCTTATGAGTTGAATAGATGCAGCATTTAAAATCATGTAGTGATTCAATTTGGTCCCAGATTCCTGGCTTTGCATAGTCCATATCGAGAGTCAGCAGAGAACGACTTAAAACAAATCCGTTCCGACGCTTACCTTCACGAAGAGCACCTCCAACAAAACCACCTACATCTTTTATGGAGTCTTGTTTGGCACGACTCAACTTGCGAAACTCGGATACCGTTTCTGTAGTCCGTATGGTTGTCATAACTCGGGCGGTAAAATCCTCCCAAGTTATGTCTTTGTTCTTCCACTTTTTATCCATACGGCTGTTACCAACCGCTATTTTCATATCTTCTGCACCTCCTTACAGTTTTCGGTGAAGTATCTGATGGTCATACGATGCTTCGTTGCTTTATCGATTTCGGTCCTCATCCCGCTTGAAATATGACTTCCAAACACCCATAGCTCATTACACTTTCTAAGCCAGACCATGCCGAAGAATAATCCCAATTTCCTTTCATCCGGATCATGATCATCCATTACCTGCGGATAAAGCAGATGAGGAGCGAAGGGTATCGCTCCTTTATCCACCGCAAATCGCATGTACTTTCTGGCGTTCTCAAGATTGGTTTTCATATCTCCGGCAAAGGGTGAGCATATGAACACGCAAGGTCTATGGCTTTTCGCTTTTTCTTCTCGTTCTAAATTACCCAGAGCTTCAGCGGCTGTTGGATCTGGGTAGCCTTCTGCGTTGTACTTGTCCATGGCTACACCACCTCGAAATCCGATTCTTGCTCAATCAACGGGAGTATGCCATGTGATTTCAACATTTCGTAGATAAACAGACGTCCCTTTTGAGTCCAGTAAGTATGAACCTTTGAGTGCATGCTGCCGTCGTTACCTGGATAGCTATGAGTCTTGGTTGCTGTATATCCATGCTGAGCGTGTTTCTGATAAAGAAGCCAGATATTACCCTGACGGAATTGGACCCCCAGATCATGAAGATACTCATTAAGCCAGCGACCAGATTTTCCATAATCCTTAGCAATCGTGGTGATGGCCACAGCATCCTTACAGTTTAGGACCACATCATAATAGCTTGCCTTAGGCTGCATTTCAGCAATCTGTTGTTCCTGAATGCTGATGGTTGCAACCAGAGCAGCATTTCTTGTCCGCTCTGCTTTAAGTTCCTGTAAAGCTCTGATCCAAAGGTCTGGGTTGGCAAGCAGCTCATCAGCCGCATAGAGGCCATGTTTTCGGATGGAAGGCAGCACTTCATGGGTTACCCAACGCTTGAACTTCTTTGCTTCTGGTTTTCGGGAAACCAAGATTATGTTATACAGACCACTTTCATTGATAATGGATACTTCTTGCCTTCCTCCAAGGGTGTCGATAATGTCGACTCCCTTTTCATCATTATCCAGGCGTGCCATAACATCACGACTGTTCCCGATTTCAAGCACTGAACACACATCTTTCAAAACCCACCAAGGATCTCCATTCCTCAAAACTGTTCTTACCGTACTTCCCTCATAGTTAAAAATTTTCAAATCGTTCATAGTGAACCTCCTGCTATAGTTGTAGGGCGGCATAGACTACCCTCAGCTATATGCAAAAAAAGAGAGGGCTTCGAACCCCCTCAAATTAATCTTTTTTATAAAAACTGCATTCATAGCCATCAGCGCGGAGCAAAAGTCCTTTAGCCCAAGGAGGTGTTTCTCCCATACTGGAGCAGACACTTTGAACTGAAGTTTCGACCGGTGCCTCAATTACCGCTTCGTCGTGGACATGCATCACAATCTTATGTCCTGCCTGGTCCAAACGCCGCATGGCATAACAGAGAATATCTCTGGCAATTGCCTGTACGATGTTTTCCACGAATTTGGGACCATAGCTATCGATGCACTCCCATTTCTTAGTAGAACCCACACCTTCATAATTCACCGACTCGCTGCCAAAACTGTTAACTCCCATTCGAGGTTTCACATAAGTAAGCTGCCTGCCTGACGGAAGCCTAATAAGCAGCATTCCACTGCAGTATTCAAACTGGATGCTGTGTGTTTCCGTCCTGGTTTTCTCTTTGACCGCTGTCTTCACTGAACTATCGACATCCCACCAAAGCCTTACAATGTTAGGGTTAGCGTTTCGCCATGCAGATACAAGTGGCTTTAATTCTTCCTCGGAAAGGCCCATATCGAGTGCTCCCATCGCCTTCAGCGCACCTGCAGATCCACCGTAGCCCAGAGCCAATTCCGCAATTTTACCTTTCTGCCGCAGTGGACTTCCTTTTGTAATTTCTTCAATAGGAACTCGGAACATCTGCGCTGCTGAGGCTTCATAAATCTTGCCATGTGTAGCAAACACATCATTTCTCCATGATTCGCCCGCCAACCAGGCAATAACCCTTGCTTCAATGGCACTAAAATCTGCAACTATGAATTTGCATCCTTCCTTAGGTACAAAGGCAGTCCGGATAAGCTCAGACAAGACGACAGGGATTGAATCGTAAAGTACCTCCATGGCATCAAACTGTCCTGCTCGAACAAGGCTGCGTGCCTGCTCCAGATCTGGAAGGTGGTTCTGTGGGAGATTTTGAACCTGGATCAAACGCCCCGCGAATCTCCCTGTTCTATTGGCGCCATAAAATTGCAAAAGCCCACGTGCTCGACCATCAGAACAGACAGCATTTTTCATCGCTGTGTATTTCTTGACGCTGGACTTGGCGAGTGCCTGTCTTAGCTCCAGAACTCGGCTTAATTTTTCTGGTGCGGTCTGTAATAGCTCCTTCACAGATGCTTTATCCAAGCTTTCAGTTTCCAGACCGTTTTCTGCAAGCCATGCTTTCATCTGAGCGACTGAGTTTGGATTCTCCAGATCTGTCAGATCACGCATTGCCCCAGTGAGTTGTGCTCTTGATTTCTCATCACACTTTATGGCTTGTTCTACAAGCTCCATGTCCAACTGGATACCGCTGTCATTGATCTGCTGGTCCAAGATGTAATTCTGCCACTCGTCCTCCGGCATGGGGAACTTCTCAAGTCGCGACTGTATCGCCATCTCGGCTTCGACGTCGCGGATATTATAGGCTTTGAACCTCTCCCATTTATCTGCTGCATGTTCCGGCAGGTTTCTCAAGCGACCACTATTTGCCTGAGTGGGTTTGCATGGAACTGAAAAGTACCGGATTAAGTCTTTTCCTTCGGTCAATTTCTGATTGTCGGCTCCTGTGACCAACGCTGCACCTTCCAGAGATAAAGGTAAGCCGAGGTAAGCAGACCATGCCATAGTGCAACGCCAAGAATCAGGCTTCAGCCATCTGTCAAAATATCGGGACAAGCAGACCCTCTCAAACTGAGCATTGAATGCCCACTTTGTAACGCTCTCATCGAAGATCGCGTTTCTTATGCTTGCCGGTAGCATTTCACCACTTGCAAGATCGATCACCTGAACTGGTCCGCTATCGGTACTATAACTAAAAAGCAGAATCTCAAAATCCGGAGCTTCTGTATAGCGATAGACCCCGCTTTTGGCGAGGTCCACACTACTATATGTTTCTAAATCTATATTGAGCTTTATCATGATAAGAAATCATCATCTACATCTGTGCTAAAATCGTCAGCGGCATTTGTTCTGCCACCCAGCGGTTCACCATCACGGATTTTCTGGATATTGCCGAGGCCACAGGCGATTCCTTTATTACCATTGGAGTTGAAAGCATAGAAATTGATGCTAACCCTCGCATAGATGCCGGAGTAAACCTCAGAGCGATCAAGAATAGGATTGACGTTTTTATCGACGACCTGTGGTGCAGTATTGCTATTAGCGTTGATGAAGTAGCTGTCGGCATAGGCTTCATCATCAGGACGATCGATGTCTCCATCCCTGAGGGGAAGCTTGATCGCAGCCTTGTTCGGAACCTTGCCTCCGAATTTGCCTTTGCCCTCTTCAATGGCTGCATCGATTGCTCCATTGATTGCGGAGAGCGTCTTCACATCGCTTTTGGGGATGATCAGGCTTACGCTAAATTTTTCAGCTCCACCGTTGATAGATTTGGGTTCCCATACATTGGCGTAGGACAAGCGTACGATACCGGTGATTACTTTTGTAGGGCTCTTTCCAGGATTGGAATTTGTTCTGTTTACTGTATTTGACATAATATTAAACCTCCATAAAATCATTTTTTGCTGTTGATGTATTTATTTCCGGACGCTTATCCGATACAGGAACTAGCGTCGGTTTCCCCGTTGGCTTGATGACCAGGCTTCCAAGGATTTCATTGAATTTGGGTTTGCCCATCAGCTTTTCCATTTCGGTAATGGTGATGAGACTCTGCTTGTAGATATCGCGATATCCGGCTTCTTTCGCCGTCTCAGCGACAGCTTCATCGTCAGTGTACTTGCGGTTGGATCGGCCTTCGACCACCTTGTATCCCGGCCAGTGTTTGCCATGATTCACAGCCGTATCTGTGGCATAGGCCATAATTTCATTAGCCCAGTTGGTCAGATCGCCGATTGATGAAAGTATCTCTGCGATTTCTTCATCAGAAAGCAAAGGCGGCAAGGCAAATTCGAACGCAGCAAGTTTCATTTTGGATTCTGCTCTGGCTCGACATTTCACTGCTGCCCTACAGAATTGACACCACTCGCCGGGGCAATACTGACCATCCCCTGCAAAAGCCAGCTCTGCTATAGGCTTGAGAATTTCCTCCGCCCACTGATACAGGCTTTCCTTAAAAACCGTGAACGTACTGACATTTTCCCGGCGGGGTTGGTAAATAGTCATGGCCACTGTGTTGATGTCGTATATGCCATCGAAAAGTTCTAGTGCACCTAATGCATAGAGCTTCATCTGAGGATTGTCCTCTGCGTTCACAAGAACGCCCTGTCCATACTTGAAGTCAATGATATGAAGTGTTCCATCGGCTATAATCAAACTGTCGCCAGTGCCAAACCCGTCAGGCACATACTTGGTGAAGTCCAACCTCTGCTCAATCAACACCAGCGGGTCATTGCAGGACTGCTTTGCCTGTTCGATGATTTCAAGGATAAACTCCACATAACCGTCGGTGTAGGAATCCATCTCATCGGAATCGAATGGGGAAACCGGCTTCTTAGATCTCATTTTTAATGCTTTACGAAGCTTGTGTTCACTGAGCTCGTGTGCTGCTGTTCCTTCAGCTGCTGCAGACCCGCTTTTGTCATCAAACTCAAGCTCCAGCCTTGCCGATGGAGTACAATTCATCCACCGATGCGCCCCGGATGCTGAGAGTATAGCGTGCTTACTCATTTCAACCCCTCCGCATCCGCAAGAAGTGCAGCATACTTTGCCGGATCAATTTCACTAAGCTTCGATGCGCCATACTTCAAAAGGAGTGCTCGTACTTCAGCCGTGAAGCCTTCATGGCTCTTTCCAGCCAGAACCGCTCGTACTTCTTCAAGAGTTACATTCTTCACTTCAGGTTCTTTTTCTGGCTCAGGCATTTCTGACTGCTGAGTTTCTGCTGGCTCGTTTTCCATTATTGCTTCAGCTACTGCTTGAACGCTGTCAGCTAATGAACGCAGATCCGACACCACATCAAGAAGCAGCTTAATTTTGCTCATTCTCCGCACCTCCTTCACTGATCTCTTTGATCTCCACCGTATTTACTGAATCTCCAGGCGTGATCACAATAAGACTTACCTTTTCGCCGAACAGCAGATTGAGCAGTTTACTACGGATCGTCTGTCTGCTGCTTTGCAAAACTGGACTTCGTATACCTCCGGGTTTTGCCACATTGATCGTTACCTTGTGCTTAAGGCTCATTTTCTGTCTCCTTTCCGGAGGGACAATTTCCTGCCCCTCATCGATATGCGAAAAAGATGGTTCTTTCGAACCCCCCTATTTAAAAGAAATATTTCTTAAGTTTTCCTTGAATCTTTTTAAGGCGATTACGGATGGCCGCTTCTGTCACACCTTCTTCTGCAGCAATATCTGTGTTTGTGCGCTTGTCCAAATACACCTTCTTGAAAAGCTCTTTCTGTGGAGGCAATAAGCACTCCATAGCTGCGGCCAGCTTGTCCAGATAGGCTTGATGTTCTTGTTCCTCTTCATTGGTTATGTATAACACCTCTGGGTTTACGCTATCATCAGCGAGATATTTGTTGCGGTCATCTGCCGCTTCGTTCTCACCATCGTAATAAGCATCCAGATGAGCGGGGACACGGTAGTCGTAACGACGCTGCTCGTCCACCTCCGTGTCGTCCATAGTATGCAACAGCTCAATGTCAGTTTCTGTAACACCATTTTCTCCAGGTGTAATCACGATCTTTGTGCCCTCGGCAGTGTAGTAGATGTAGTTAGTGCGGTTCTTTTGGCTGGTCTTAAAATTTCTCAACATAATTTGACTCCTTTGGTTTTCAAAATTTGGCTTTGAAATCCGCAGGAGCCGAATCGATCCGTAGAACGAAAAAGACGGCCAGGATAGTCCTCTGATATGAGAACTAATCCTGGCCGTCGTGCAGCTCTGCGGATTTTATATTCAGTTGATTAATGCCTTATGCTGCGCAGACACTGCTTTCTACATGGAAAGCAGAATCATTTAATCGTGTGACTATTGTCACAACACCTTCACGTTCAATCCTCAACGTTCCTCCAACAGGAATTTGAGTACTGGTTTTGCATCGTTTATATGCAACCTCAACAAGACCTGTGGTTGCGTCACCCTTACAAGCAATACGACCATTACAATCGCGAATCTCTTCCATGGGTTGTCCTCCTTTTGCATCGAGTATGGCTTGTCTGACCATCTATTTAAATTTTACTGATTCGGACACTGTAAGTCCTCGGCCACAACTCCGCTGACACTCCGCTGTGACTCAGCAATTTCCATTTCTTTTTTCCGCGAAAACTTAAACTCAGCGATTGCGAAGTCAGAGTCAGCATATTTAGATTTTTGATTGAAATTCGCTTAGTAATTTGCTAAAATAGTAAAGACACGTCTTTTAATACCATCCAGTAGTGCTTGGAGGCGATAAAATGGCATTTAGTTATAACAAACTTTGGAAACTTTTAATTGATAAAAAGATGATGAAAAAAGATTTAATGGCAAAGACGAATTTGACATCGACAACGATGGCAAAAATGAGCAAAGACTTGCCGGTAAGCATGGATGTGTTAGCCAGAATCTGTAAGGCACTTGATGTCAATATTGGCGATATTGTTGACTACGTCAACGACGATAATCCAACTATCTAAATTCATTGAAGGGGGGCGCAATCTATGAAAAAGCTGTGCTTTGGCACTTATGCAACAATTTTGAAGCTTTGCAAGGCAAAAAGCGTTACACAAAAGTGGTTGTGTGGTACCGTACTGCTTTCTGTTGCGCCTAGCTATGACGTTCGTACCGATGACGGCACTACTTCAGATTTGATACTTGGCAAAAAAAATCTATCGCCCAATGTGACTGATTTTGCTCCGACAGCAGATGCTCGTACTACTTCAAATTACTTTAAGCAGAACATCCTTCCCTTGTTAGATGGCAACAAAAAGAGCCTCATCGTTCTTGCATTGAAGGATATTATTGCTTCTGACAATTCAATCGAGCCCGACACAATTGTCGAAAAAGTGAATGGCATGACAAAGGAAACTATTGCAAGACGTGATGCTTTTGTTTTAGATGACTTTCTCGCAGGAATTTTTCTCTATACGGTAGTCAATGTTGAAAACCGAAATTGCGAAGAAAGTGTAAAAGAGATAACCGACGAATACATACAATTCTTTGACGCACAAAAAACGAGCATAAGCTTCCTTACGGCATACAGTAAA